CAGCTTGTACTACACCAGATGTTACTGTAGATGCACTTGAATATGCTTGTGCAATCTTGAATGGTGATAGAGCTTCTTCACCAGCTGCTGTTGATGTGCCTGCTGCTGAGTTGTCTGTCATTGCGTCGGCATAACGTACACGAAGTGTATGGATCTGACCAACTGGACCTGTCATTGGCTGAACACCAACCAACTCGTTAGCAATAACTGTTGGCATAACACGTCTGATAACTGGAAGAATAACACGGTTTAGTGTAGCAATGTTGCCTGAACCGGTTGCGCCAGCTGTGGCATTCTCAGCCAAGTGTTTGCGAGTGTTTTCAAGTACAACACTCATTGTTGAGCGGCGAGCTCCGCCGAGGCCTTCTAGGAGGGCTTCTTTGGTCTCATCCCAACGGCTTTCTAGTAGTTCTTGTGACATTTCTGTCTCCTTTTTCTATATTTTAAAGCCCTGCTAGGCGTTTTAGTTCAACAACATTATTGGTGTTGCTGGTTGCTTCGACGGCCTTTGCAGATTTATTACCAGTTGCTTCAACCAAGCTGTCAGCCTTTTTAGTGGCTTTTGCTTCGCTGAGTACTGCTGGCAAATATTTTTCGAATGCGTTCTTTAAACGGGATGTTTGAACGTTCTCGAGTAGATTTGTCATTACTGCTCTCTTCTCATCATTGAGAGGAGATAGAAGTTCGTCCAATGTAGCATCACGCTCATTGGCTTCACGAATGACTTTAATCTCGTGATCTTTACTCTCTACAAGTTTTTTAGCTTGTGTTTGAGCTTGGATGGCTTCCGCCAACTGCTTGTCTTTTTCAGCAATTAGTTCACTTAGTTTGCGTACTTCTGCGTTCTCATTGAGATGAGTAGCACCAAACTCTGTGGCATATGCTTCAAAGATACGACGACCAAAATTGTTCTCACGAGCAATTTTAATGTCTTCTTGTAGTTGACTTAGTTCAGCCTTAAGATGTGTTGAAACAGTTGCTGACATCTTCTTAGCAGATTCTTTGATGAACTTGCTCTTCAGTGCCTCAAGTTGTCCACGTGCATCGCGAACAAGTCTTACCTTAGATTCAACTAGGTCTTTCTTGTCTGCTGCAAACTCCTTGATTTCTTCAGCCAAAGCACCTACAACAAAAGATTCCAATTTCTCAAAACCTTCTACTTGTACTTTGCGGTCCTTGCGTAGTTCACGCAGTTCTTCAGACAGCTTTGTAACCATAAAGTTGTTAAACTTGTTGGCGTTTTCTGTCATTGATTTTGCAAACTTTACACGGTCCTCTGCAAGTGCCTTTTTCTCCTCGTTAAGAGCAGAAAGTTCACTTGTCAGGCCTTCTGTTACCATTTTATCTAGGGCTTCTACCATCACAGTTTTATCATGCTCATAGCGTTGTGCAAACTCCTCACGAAGTTCTGCACGAACTGTCTCTTTGGCTTCACTTAGCTTTGCTTCCCATTGTTCGGCAATAGCTTGGCGAGTATCCTCATTGACAAGATCGCTATCCAGTAGTGGTTTAATAGCATCTAACATGCGATTCTCCTAAATCTTTAGGTCCTTGATAAGACGAGAAACCTCATCTTTCAAGTACTTTTGTATTTTGTCGTTTGACCCAGACTCCCTAGCCATCTCAAGAACTGCATGACCATATTTCATGTTCATTAATCCTTCATAGATTGCTTTAGGGTAAGCATTTGGAGCACTGGGTTGTGCGACCACATCGACAGTGACAATTTCAAAGTCACTGACATGTCCGTTATGCGGGTCCACGTTACCTGAACCGCGACTTGATACACCCAATCTTACACCTGATTGTAGCATGGTTTTAACCAGCTCGCCCATTGGCGTTGGAAGTATCTTTAGTTTTCCATAACCATTTGGACCATCCATCCACATGTTAGTAATCATGTGACATACACGGTCTAGGTTAATTTTAAGGTCATCTGGGTGATCTACTTCACCAAGAACACTGTTACCTTCTTTGATTTGCTCGTTAAGTGTCTTTACTGCGTTGGTAATTTCACTTACAGGATAAACTCGCTCATTGGCGTTTTTAACACCACCTTGTATGCAGATGCCTTCCATATAGAGTTCCTTACCGTCTTTGCCTTCAACAAGTTGAATTTGTGCGGTTTCGAAGGTAAGGTTTTCTCTAAGGTAAAGAGCCATACTCGGTTATCCCTTAATTAAGCTATTGGACTTTTGGTGTTCACACCAGAAGCTTGTGCTAGGTCCGGCTTAGGAGCAGGCTTTACATCAGGCTTTGTTGTGTTACCTTGGTCAGTTGACTTTGGTGTTGGACGGCCGCTTTCAGCTGCTGTATCTGTTGATACTGGCTTTGCGTCCATGCCCTTTGCACCGCTGTTAGCAGCAACTGGTGATTTACTTGAATCACTTGTTGTTACTGGCTTAGGAGCAGCAACTAGGTCAACGCCTTCTTCTAGGCTTTCAAATTGCTCTTCCATGTCAACGTCTACATCCATATCGTCGCCGGCCATGTCGTCAACATCAATGTCAACTTCTTCTTCACCATGCTCGTCTTCGATTTCGTCAGTGTTGTCATCAACCTGACCCATTAGATCTTCAAATTCTGCCATTAGTTCGTCTAGCTTGTCTTCAAGACCAACTACACGATCTTCTAGGTCTTCATCATCGTCGTCTGTGTCGACGTCGATCATTTCAATTTCTTCTTCTTCATCTTCAAAAGCAACGCCTTCTTCTTCGGCTTCTACTTCGTCGATAAGATCGTCAACTTGTGATCCACCAAGCTCTGACTCTTCGATAGACTCATCCATCTTGTCATCATACTCGATGTCTTTTTTAACTTCTTCGCCAGCTTTTTCAGCATGGTCATCTTTTTCAGCTTCTGACTCTTCTGCCATGATCTCTTCGTAAATGTCCTTAGACTTGTCTACTACGATTTCATGGAAAAGTGCTTCAGCTTTATCTTGTTCGTCATTGATGACGTATTCGATTAGTTGCTCAAACTTGTTCATAAATTTATACTCCTTGTATGGGCTCAGTATAATATTTAACATAAATGTCAAAAACTATGTAGTTATAGTGGTAAAATGGGTAGAAAACGAAGAATTTATTGTGCTAAAGAAAAAATCTCTAATAAATTCTTACATTTGCGGTGGTGGCGGCGCAAATTGGGCTTGAATCTTTTTTAGCTCTTGCTCTTTTTCATAGTTGCGCATGTCATACATGCGGCGCAATTTTGAAATCTGTTTAAGAGTTAGTTTTGTTTTACGCAGTTCGCCAAGCTGAGGAGTAGAGTTATCATCCTCTAAATCCTGGTAGCCTTCTGGTGCTGCATCAAAAAATTCAAATAGTTTCATAATAATATTTATGCCGGTGGTGCTTCTGGTGCTGCTGGTGCTGCCATATCAACATTGACATCAACTTCGCCGCCACCTTCGGCGCCTGCTTCTGCACTGACTGCATCGCCCATTTCAATATCGCCTTCGATATCACTTGGGCTAACGCCAACTGTACGCAAATCGCTGCCTTGCGGTTCTGATTCAATAGGCTGGGCAGTTTCTTCGCCCCACAACTCAGTGTTTTCTTGCAATTCATCGTCAGTTAGACCTAGATAACGCTTCATTAAAAAACGCTTGCTAAAGTAAGGAAGCTGTTCTAATGCGCCAAATGCTTGCATTCTAGTGGTATCAAGCTCTGCTTGACGATAGCTGGCAAAGTTTTGTGGTGGAGCAAATTTGATTGAGAATAACCCGTTATCAATATTAAAGCCTCTCCAGCGCATAAACATTTTAAATTCGTCGTCTAGCTTTTGGATAACCTGCTTTTGCAGTCTTTCACAATACTGATTGAATCTGTATTCTTGAATAAGCGCAGTGCCAACACGACCGTCATTCATTGGTCGATCTGAATCGTCTGGGCCAGTAGGCAAATAGCTGCTAGGAACACGCAACCCTCTGCACATCTTGTTGTTGAAGTATTTTAAATCATCAATCTGTCCAAGATTCTCACCACCCGGAAGCGTTTCAACTTTTGATCCGCGGCCTTCAGCAGTTTGTGGGAAAAAGTAATCTTCGTTGATTGATAGCGGATTGTATGTGGTATCCATTGTGGTACCGGCTTGTCCACCTTGCTGATTGGGAATACGTCTTTGATGCACTTCGTTTTTAACACGTTCTACAAACTGCATTGCAAGGTGCGAAGGCATGTTGCCCACATCAATATAGAACACTCTGCGTTCTGGCGCACGTTGTACACGATAGATAAGGATTGAATCTTCTAGCAATTCTTTTTGCTTGAACACTTTGAAGATCATCTCAAGCACACTTTGACTGAATGGCCAATAAAAGTCTAGGCCTT